AATCAATTTGACCTGAGACTTCAGCTAAATGAGCTTTTAAATAGTCTATAACAGCTAATGTTAACATTCTACTTAAATTTAAATGAGCTGATTCTATATTAGCACCAATAGATACAGATGTTAATGTTGGATTCGATGTACTATTTAATTCATTTGGGTCATTATCTACAAAAGGTTCTATAAATGCAGTACCTTGAAACATTAATCCATTTGTTATACTTTCATCAGGGTATATTAACTGACTACCATAATAATCATCAGGAAGTTTTACTTGATATCCTCCTAATGTATCGGTACTAGCTGTTTCAACCCATTGCCATAATTCTATATTTCTACCTACTACTTGATAAAACCAATTCTTATGTGTATCATAACTCATTATTCTGGGTCCGTATCCTCACTCACAATAGGACTGTGAGCAAGTCTTCTAATTTTTTTATATTTCTTATCATTAGTATCTTTAACTGAAAGTGACCTTAATTTAATCATATTTGCAGGAAAAGGATACTCTCTTGTTCCATCAGTTATATTAGTTTTCCATGTTGCTACATTATCATCAACTTGTGATTGTATTAATGCTATAGCATCTTTAACTAAAGCTACTGTTAAACCAGTTTCTTTCATTCCTACTCTATCCATAATTTCTTTTAATCTCATGATTTTCTTTCCTGTTTTGGTGCGTGAAACATAAATGCTTGATCATATTCTCCTTTATAAGCAGATAATAGAGGAGCCAATGCTTGAACTAATTCAGTATCTTCTTCTGCTATTGAGTATTCACCTAATTTAGCTTCTAATGATTTAACTGAAGCGTATAAAGGTATTAAATATTCTAAATGATCAGGAAAATACTTTACACCACTTGATTGACTATCTAAAGTTTCTCCAGGTTCTGGTGATTCTTCTATAGGAACCACATTTAAATAATAAGCTTTCCAAGCATCAGCTGTAGCATCTGGAGATGGAAATACACTTATTTCACCATTCTCACTAACATGATAAGCTGGATTATACTTAGATGCATAATGTATACTTTGAGTATCTGTCACATCATAAATTAAATCAGTACTTATTCTTCTACAATCTTGCCATTGATCAGTATTACCATTTTCTCTTAGAACACTTATAACTTGAGCTGTTCCAATAGAATATGTACTTGATTGTTTAGTTGTTACCCTTTGAAATAAATATGCGTCTTGTGGTTTTATTGCAATCCACTTAAATGTTATATCTTTTACAGCATCTTGTATAAAATGATTTAACTGTAATAAAGTAGGTGTTGTAGTAGTATCCAAAGAATATGTTATCATAGCTTCTACTCTTTCTTGAAAAGTAGCATTTGGACTTGGAGCTGTACCACCAGTTGCAGTTCCAGTACTTACTGTAGCATTTATATCAGTTGGGTTTAAATTTGTATTTGCCATAAATTTCCTTTAAAAAGAACTGCTACCCCTTAACATAGAAAGGAAGCCTTGAAAAATGCCAAGGGGCAACAATTCTTATTTATTATCCTTATATTGTGTTATTAACCACAAATTTCAGATTAAGCAGCTGTAAAGCTACTTGATACTGAGTCAGTTGGTTTTGCCCAAATTACAATAATTCGAGTTTCACCAGTTGTAGCTGCAGTACCAGCGCAAACTATACTTGCTTTTACTTGTCTCTTAGCAGCTTGATAACCACCAATTAAACCATCATCGTCAGTATTCCCGACTCCTGCTAATCCGCCATCATGTCCAAATGATAATACTTCACCAGCTGTTAGATTTGTAGCTTTACAATTTACATTGTCATAGTACAAATCAGCATCATCTGCATCGCCTACATCAAGAGCAGCACTTGTTCCAGCATTCCATAAAGCAACACCATGAACTTGTACATCTATAATATATGCACCTGCAGGAACGGTGACATCAGCAGCATAAGTGCCTGCGGCACCAGATCCACTATCATCATCGAACTTCAGAACCATTTCTGCAACATTAGGATTCCAACTAGATTTATATGTTTGTCTGTCTAAACTAGCCATTAGTTATCTCCTTATAGTTGTGCGTCGCCAAATGGAGTCACAGCAGCGCCAGAACAGATAAGTGAACCACTTACTGCCCAGCATTTTGCTGCTGAAGCATTTAGTATAGCTACAACATCAATTCTCGAACCTGCTGCTGCTCCACCTGATGTGGTAGCATTTAAGGTAATAAAATCATTATTACCATCAGTAGCTGTTGAGAATGTATCAGTTTGATCTGCAGTTGTATTCATCATAAGTACACCACCTAAAAATCCATGATCATCAGTACTTGACTGAATTACATGGTCTGCTGTATTTATGATTACCTGAATGAATGAGAACTTCATACCTATCTCTGGGTCTGGTAATTGAAAAGCAGATGCACCAGCTGTATCAAAAATACAGACTGCTCCACTGTCATCAGGATGTAAGTTATAAGTAACTCCACCATTTAAGATAACCTTTGCTTTACCTCTACCATAAAGAGCAATATCAGTATCGGCTTTAATTTGTCCATACATAGGATGTGCCATAAATCATACCTCCTTATTTCCAGATAGCATGGGCTTCAGGCATTTGCCATTCCATCCCAGCTTCGGTTTGAATTAAGTCAACTCTACGATCAATACCACTATTTTCTAGTGTTTGAACACCTACATAAATCGCAGTATCACGATTCAAGCCATTACCAACAAGAGGTCTGTATTTACAGTACTTCATGTTACAAGCAAGTATCTTAATATGTGAATTATCTAAGTGAACATTGCGTACTACATTCATATCACCGTAAGGTGTAGAAATAACAGCAATGTCAACACCAAAAACCTTCTTCTTAGCTGTTAACGACATATCAGCTCTGAAGTTAGGTGATACTTCTAGATTGTTAGAGAAATAACCACTCAATTTATGTAACCAGTTATAAACAGCAGTGCTTACAAAGAATAATGAAGCATTTGCATTATTATAACGTGGATCGAGGAAATTACTCATATCATCAAGAAAATCATCTTGAGTTTTTGATGCTATTGTTAGGTCAAACAAGTTACCGTAATTCAGAACAAAGTCTGCAGCTCCTTGAGTGTACCATTGACCGTTTGAAGAGTCTTTATACTGAGTACCAAACAATAATGATTGTTCGATATCCCATTTGTGTTCTATCAACTTTTCACGCCAAATTCGAGCCCACTCATTTGGTTCATACTTAAGCACGGTAGCACGAGTTGTGTTATCCATTGCCATTGATGTTTTCCAAATTTGAGTACGGCCTTCACTTGTTGAGAAAGGTTGATCTTTCCATGTTTCGGGATAACCAGAACCCTGTTCGTGAGAACTACCTACGATATAACATCTGTAAGGTTCACGATCTACTTCGCCATCTACAGTATCACTAGTTGAATCCATAGTACTTGGGACACCCATGTAAAAGTATCCTGCTGTAGTACCACGAATAACAGTGCAGTCTATATCTTTATAATCAGAATCAGCAGAATTATCATCTACTGCATTAACTCTAACTACCATATAGTCTTTAATACTGCCACCACTAGAATCACTTACAGGAACTTTCAACATCAACCCAGGTACTAAAAACTGAGGTGCTGTATTTGAGCCGCCTACAATGTAATCTGTAGTTTGTCCAACGATATTAGATCTATTACCTAGATTACTATAATCGCATCCAACTTTCAAAGAAACAGTATCGCCTTGAGCATCATCAGATCCATTAATATCTGTTGTTGTTGCTGTACCAGCACCACTAACAGTACTACCATCACCATGAGCTGCAACGTATACGTATCTCTTATGAAAGGAGGGGCGTCTTTCCGTGAATTTAAATTCAGGATCATCTGTAGGTCTCTTAGAAACTTTAGATACGAAACGGAAAAAAGGATCTTGAGCTATTGCTAGTTCAGAAACTCTACTTCCAAAATCGTACTTCCGTCTAAGATCACCAGTACTATAATTAGATGATCCATCAGTAAATAAACCACTCGGGGACGCCGGTTCGGTTATACCAGATTCTAACTGAAATAAATCAGCCATCTTGTACTCCTTATTTAATTAAGGCAAGTGGCTATGTTAATTTTTAGCCAAATGCCGATTCTAAGTCAGAGTCAAGTCCTACAATGGCGTCAAATACTGAATCGTCTGCGGATTTCTCAGTTGCTACACTACCTGTAGAAGCTAAAGAAGTTGGCTGTTGCTGCGTTTTACGCATCTGTTGAGCCATTTGTTCTCTAGTACTGTCGGCAATATTAGCATCTCGATTTTCACGATTCTTTAAATAATAAATATCTTCTAATTCTAAAGATTTGGATTTAGCAAAATTAACAAAAGTTGCCCACTCATCATCAGACATATTATGTTTCTGTTTAAAAGCAGTCTCTTTAGCCAACCTCTGATTCTCGACTTTTTGTCCTTGTAAAGCTTGTCCAAGCCTACGTTGTACAATACCGTCTACAGTTGCACCCAATACCTTAGCTGAATCAGAATCATTTTTACTGAAAGCTTCGTCAGCATCAAATTCAAAATCCTCATCTAATCCAAGTTTTTCCGTCATTGTCTCTGGAGCTTGACCTCCACCCTCAAAATAATTCCGCACATGCTGAATTAAATTAGGGTCTTCTCTCATCGCATCGAGTATAGGCATATATGGTTCAATTTCCTTTAGCTGTCCGTTTAATTTTTTAGCTTCACGACTTGAATCACTATACCTTTTTTGCAAGACATCATCTTGCGGTTGAACTTCACTGGGGCTCATCTGTGTATTATCACTTTGTACTGAGGTTGACTGTGCTAGTTCTTGTTTATCTTGAATCCCACCATTTACTGATTGATCTAGCTCTGCGAAAAAGTCGCCAGACGCATTTTCATCAAATACGGATTCTTGGATTTCACTTTCAGGGACCGATTGTTCGGTGTTGCTTACTTGTTGCTCTTCCATTTGCTTTCCTTTTTATTCATTTGTTGTAAGTTAATAAATTTTTTACCAGATGCACAACTATTTCTTTTCTGCATTATTTTTTACTTGCATCTGTATTTCTGATTTAGCTTTATCAAACTCAGTTTTCATCATGCCTCTTAATAATTTCTGCTGAGCTTCTGTATTTAATACATCTTTTCTAATTTCATTAGATGCATCTCCAACTTTCATCTTTATACCAGCTTGTACTAATTGACGCTCTAATGTTTCAATAGTTCCTTCTTTATCTTTCATAGATTCTGTTAGCTGCTCTAATTGCTGTTGCATTTGAGCATATTGAGATTTTCTTTGTACTATACCTTTTTTATTTCTTATATCTGTTTCAGATATCATTGCTATATCATCAATAAGACCAGCTTGGAACCATCTAAAATATTCTTCTAATAATGCCCATCTATTAACAGGCATTGTAGTTCCAGATACAATTCTAATATCAAATCTAGCTGAAGCATAATTTTTATACATACCTATAGCTTTACCATAATCATTATAAATAGGAATATTAATTCTTGTTTCTTTTTCTTCATCTGGAGATTGACCAGCTTCAGGTTGTACAATTCTAAATACTTTCTCTACAGAATAATGACTTTGAGCCATCATTTGAAAACATCTACCTAAATGTTCTAAACATGGTTCAACCATACTACCCATCCAAGCTTTTAATCTACGAGTACCAAATTCATCATTAGCAAGTAGTCCTCTGTATGTTTCTGTTTGTTCTTGTGCAAAACCCATCATTGAAGATGGAACACCTGCTATATATTCAGCATCTGATTTACCTTCTTGAACTACACTAAAGAAAGCATTATTAATAGGAGCTGGCATAATTGGAGTAGGAGCATTAAATCCTTGTCTATATTTGAGAAGGGCTCCTGGAGAGGATGAATAACGCTCCCACTCTTCTTCGGGAACAGAACCTTCTTCATACATCCATCTTAGGTTAGATGCTAAATTAGCATTATGTAACATAATCTGGTGAGCCTTGTTTATTTCTTGCTGTTTACCTATGAGAGGAGTAACAGCACTCATTGGATATGGTGTTCCAGTATACATGTATGGAATGGGAACGATAGGATATTCTTTTATATCTAATATCCTTTCATATAGGAAAACGTCATCTCCAACAGAACAAGTTAAATGTATTCTATTCTCGTAAAATTTTATTGCATCTACTATTTGACCTTTAATCTGTTCATTTTTTGCAATAATATTATAACTAGCTTCTGTCATTATTTGTTGTTCAATAACTGTAGCAGCTTCCTGAGCTTCAGCCATTAATTGCATCCTTTTCTCTTCAATAGCTTGTTCAGCCATCTTTTGAGCTCTTTGTATTTCTAACTGAGCTCTTTCAGGAATTATTTCACCAGCTTGTACGCCTTCCTGTAATTGTAATTCTTTTTCCATTAATCCAACTTGTACTTCATTCATAAAATCAGATAATTGTTCTTCTACTGAAGCTTTTATTTCTTTTAACTGTTTTGGATTAGGTGTTTTTTTTATATAAACATTATAATATGCGTGTTTTATCTTAGCATATGTTTCATAATATGGAACAATATCATCATCTTCAGCATCTAGATTTATTCCTAAAGTAATATCTTCAGGTTGTATACTTTCAGATGTATCAGTATCTCTTTGAGAATATGAAACTATCTCACTAGTTCCTCCAGCTTTTTTAATTTTAGATTTCCATTGAGGAAACATATTCATTAATTGAGTTCTAGCTAAATTCTTTCTAATACTTACAAATCCAGCATCTCTAAATAAAAAGTCTGTACTAGCTGGATCAACATAAACATCATATGGGTCTACTCTCTTAAAAACAACTTCACCCATTCCTCTGTCCATATCTCTATCTATATCTACAAGAAAATAACCTATACCCTTTGTTAATGCATCAAGTACAACTTGACTATATATAGATTTACCATTTGATAAATACCAACAATAATCTGCTATCTCTGAATGTACTTGAGCTACATCTACATCATCTCCAGTTGCTCCTACTGCTTTCCATCTAGGATTATTAGCAGTAACAAAATATTTCATTATCTCAATAATAGGAGTTACTCTATTAATGATAAATGTTGGCATACCTGCTTCTTCTAATGCAGATTTTTCATTTTTACTTAATTGTTCATTTAAATAAAAATCATATGCTTTTTGAGATAAAGTTTGCCATCTTACTCTTTGAGATGTATTAGCTCTATCCCAAAGTTGTTTATTTATTTGAGCTTGTGATTTTTTAGTTTTTCTTGCCATTAGTCTACCAATTCTACATGAACTAAGTCATCAAATGAATTATCTGCTATTTCGCCATCACTATCCCAATCTCCACCCCAGCGAATCTTAACATCCATTTCGTAAGCAATTCCTCTTAACATTCCACCCATATAATGAAATCTTTCTCTATCTTCCCAGTCAATAGGATAAGGAGCTACATCAACTGCTTTACCTTGTATATGTTTTGAATATTTAGTTTTACTAGC